GTTGGGGGTGTGCCCAGGAAACTCCCAGGTTTCCCCCAGCAAACTAAAAAGGTACGTACCTACACTATAAGTGACCCGCGTCATACGTCGTAGAGTTACATAACTAAGCGTCGTATGACGCAGCACACATTGTTTCACGTGAAACCGTTCCACGTGAAACATGCTGCACATCACATCCTCACGCATTGTGTTTCACGTGAAATGAGGAACTGAACAGAGAACCCCCGGAGCATTCTGCTCCGGGGGTTTTCTTATACTTGGATCGGGCCGGCGCGCCATAGTGACAGGTGTGTGAGAACTATGTCTCCGTTCTGTGGTTGTATGGCGGCTTGGTAGTTGGTGATGCTGCCTGCGCTCATGTATCCGCCCGGGATTTCGAATAGCACTGAGTCGTATACATTCCGATCCACCATGACGGTTTTCTGCATTGTGGCGAGTGTGGTGAGGCCTGATCTGAGGAATAGCCGTACCCAGAACTTGCACGTGGGCACGCTATCCGCATAGTAGCGGATTCCGACTAAGTAATTGGGGTATATGAGTTCGTTGACTACCTCTGACTTGATGGTCTGGCCGCTCAGCACCTTCCAGGGCTCGGTGAACTGTTGCTCGTTGAGTAGCAGTCTGTTGCGGTTGTCGCCCCAATAGCCTTTTGAGGATCCTGAGACCAGGAGCATGGTGGCTGACGTGCCGGGGGCACCTTGTGGTCCGGTGTCGCCCTTGGGGCCGGTGTCACCCTTGGGGCCGGGGTCACCCTTGGGGCCGCGTTCGCCCTGAGGTCCGCGCTCGCCGGGCAGTCCCGTCTCCCCCTTGTCGCCTTTGCGGCCGGGGAGTCCGGTGTCACCTCGGTCGCCTTTGGGCCCTGAGGGCCCTGGCGGGCCCTGTAGGCCGACTCCGGTGAGGCCGCGGGGGCCCCTACCACCTCGGGGGCCTTCGGGCCCCTGACGGCCTTCTGGGCCTCTTTCACCGCGGGGCCCTGGTGGCCCGGCAGGTCCGCGTGTGCGGCCTGCTTCGACGGCGGCGTAGACGTGGCTGGCGGTGTCGCGGATGGATGCCACCTGCCGTTCGATCTCGGTGAGGTGTGCGGGTGAGACCGGGTAGGAGGAGATGAGGTCGGTGATCCTGTTTTCGCCCTCGTGGATGAGGCAGTGCATGTCGACGATGGGTACGCGCATCATCCCGGCCATGCGGGCGAGGACGATGTGATAGGTCCAGGGGGGTGGTGGGTTGGTGAGGTCGCTGGGGCAGTGAATGGGCACAGAGAATGTGCCTCTGACTTTTTCGGTGCGCGGTTCGACGATGACGCCGTCGTCTGCGATGACGACGCGTGGGTCGGGGCTGATGGTGAGTGTGCCGACCGCATCCATTCCTGATGAGTCGGTGACACGGCCGGTAATGAATGCGGTCGGCATTGTTTTTCCTTTGTATTAGTCGATGTTCTTGGAGTCGATAGCTTTCAGGGTCTTAATGATCTCGGCGTTCTGGTTGCCGAGGAACTTGATCTGCTTGCTGATGTAGTCCACGGTCTTCTGTGTCGCGATTGACGCATTCCGTGTGTCTGCGATCAGCAGATAGAGGTCGCCCGCGAAGTTACGGCCCGCCTGGCCGCGACGCAGATTATCGCGAATCTCCCGCAGAAGATCGGTGTTCTCACTCATATCCATATCCTCAATCTCGGGCGTAGCCGGTGCTACGCCATTTACATTTCCTGTATACCTGATTACCCGGTACCAGACTCCGCCACGCTCGGAGTACGGCACCCACCGCACCTCACCGCCGGTGGAGTCGCCCCGGTAGCCGTCGATGGACCCGTCCTCGGCGATTGCTGCCTCACAGATGCCGCCACGTCCGATCATGCACACGTGACCGTCCGCGAGCAGGATGTCTCCGTCGACGGGCTCGTAGTCCCAGTCCCACGCCCAGTCCTCGAAACGACCGTCCTGACGGGCCTGATAAAGAAGGTTGCCGGTCCACACGTCACGCGTGAAAGCATTGATGCCCGCCCACTCGAAGATCGCGCAGATCATCTCCGAGCAGTCCACGTTCACATTGTGCGAGTAGTCATTCGGGCCGGACAACTCGTAAATGGTGAGCCGGTCGGGCTGAGAGTAGCCGATGCAATCATTCTGAGTAATCGAGTAGGCGATGTCGCCTAATACGGAATTACTCATACGGGTCACTCCGGGACGTTGGCGTCGGCCACGGCGAGCACCGCGATGGCAAGGCTCGTCAGCACCGGGATTGCCTCCTGCGCGATGATGCCGTAAAAGGCGGCAACAGCGAGACCGGCGATGGTGACGCGGTACATGTACCTGCGCGCTGCGGGCTTGAAAATATCCTTCATTTCATTTCCTTTCTACATTCTTCTTGACGTCGGAGATGTCTGACTCGATCTTTTCCAGTCGCTCCATGACCCCTGGCCTGCGCGGCACTCCGGGTCTGGCCTCGGTGCCGCGCCAGTCCGAGAGCATCTCACTGAGCCGGTGCGTCTGCCGGCCCACCCATGCGATGACGCCGAGTAGTGCGGTGATGACACCGAGCCATGTGACGACGATTTCAGGATTAATATGTATTATCATAAAAACAACTCTTGGAATGAGTTTCTTGACGCAGCAGAATCGAAGAAGCACCTACCTCTCCGGTATTGGGCACGCAGCCATCGTACCATGTAGTCACCTGTAACGAGGCCTATTTCACCCGGACGCACGTCGTCGGTGAGTGTGTAGAGAACCTCGTCCGCGCGCGGCCTGCGCCGCTGAATAAAAACAGCATGAATTGCCTCCCACACGGAGAATGACCCTGCCTCGCAACGAATCGTGTACTTGTATCTCGCGTCGCCCGACTTGCGGCACACAAGACGATCGTCATTGTCGCGGAACTCATTTTCTACGGCATACTCGGCATATCGCGGGTCGTGCTTGAGAATGAATTTCCCGAACCGCGTGTCCGCCATTTCTTTGGCGAATTTATCAGAATCAGCGAAGTGCGCGCAGATGAACCCATCGCCGAACCTCTGGATTTCATGCCGTCCGGGCATGATGCGCCACTGCGCGAAGTAGGGGTTCATGATTGATATCGAGTTGCTCATCATAATGACGCGCGTCTTGTCCTGAGACCGGTCCACCGTGGAGTAGAAATCTAGAAACTTGGTTACCTCCTCCGGCAGGTAGCGCGACATTCCCGTTTCGATAATAAATTCGTCGAAAAGAATCGTCGTCACGTCCGGGAAAGGTACGGACTTGACGTTCCCGGAGGTGCTGAGCGCCAGGAAGTAGCCAATGACTCGCCACTTCTTGTCGCCAGTCACACGGGTGACGGCCCTACGCCCCTGAACAGCGAACTCATGTCCCGGGAACTCGTGCTGTATATCGTCGAAGAACGTTGAGATCTGCTTCAACTCAGTATTGTAGCGGCGAAGGTAAATGAATTGCTCGCGCTTTGTCAGCGCATTCTTGATGGCAAACTTTTTGGCGCCATAGGTTTTACCGAGGCCGCGCGCGCCCATGACCATGTTGATCGCGGCGTCGTAGGATAGTACGCGATCATACGAATAGTAAGAGAATGTTTTGCGCTCGCGAACCATCAAATATACCTCCTCAGCTGCCAGTCGCACCCCGAGAACATGGACAGGGCCCCGTAATTAGGCTCGGCGTGGCCGTCCGGGCCGCGTGCACCAATGGACTCCCAACCGCCGTCGCCGCCGGTGCAGTACTCGATGTGGCCGCCACCTGAGTACCATAGGCAGACAACCAGGTCCCCCTCTTTCACCTGGTCCGCGGCGTTGAATGAGCCGCTGCCCTCGGCGACGACCCAGCCCGAGTTCTGGTTGCCGAAGATCTCGGACGTCCCGCCCGGCCCGATATCGATGTCGCAGCAGGTTTTGTACAGCCACCAACAGAATCCACTACAATCCGTTACCCCGGTCTCGTCCGGGTGCAGGCGTGCCTCATACCATTGATGGTAAGTGAATTTCCCGAGTGAGTCGATGGCTTTTGCGGTCATGGCCTTAATGCCCTCAGCAGTAGCACCACCACCACCACCACCACCACCACCACCGCCATTGCCGCCCGGCTTTTTCTGCGGTGCTTTCTGCGACTCTGTCGAAGCACGATAATAGCCATCACCACTAATATAGGCACGGCCCACGCTTCCGTCGGCCATATATATTGAGAGTGAGCCGTCGCCGCTCTGTTTAATGTACTTGATGCTTTTGGAGGCTTGTCCGTCTTTCAGGCCGCGGTGCTTGTTGAAAGTATTTTTGTTGCCACTCCCATTCTCCCCCGGAGACAGTTCGACGCCATTTGTCTTAAGGTTGGAGATCATGTCATAGGCAGTATCGTACCGACCACCAACCGCATACCATTCCCCCTCATAACGAATAGCGTCCGACATGGAGTCAAGCGTTGCCGGATGACCCGCCCCGGCTACAAGACGACCCAAAATGGGCGCGTAATTACCCCACCGGTGCATGACGACAATAAGCATCATGCACGCCTCGGTCTCCGTCTCCGGATCAAGACCGAGTTCCTGGCAGCGCGGTATGTACTCGTTTTCCAGGTCGTCCTGCATCTGGCGATTCTGGATACGGTGACCCTCATCCGAGTCGAGGGCCGAGGAGAGGGCACTACGGTCAGCGCCTGAAAGGTACTGATATTTCCTGGAGGAAATCGTCCAGGAGTCCCTCCCCTCAGCCATCCACCCATCTACAGTGGACCCGAAGTGAGTGCCCGCGGAGAATTTGGAGAGGAGATCATAGGCACGTCCCTGAGTCCACTGGCCAATACCGAGGGAGAGTGTGTCCGGCGCGCTGATGATGCCGTAGTCGTTGCTCGCCTCCACTGTCGCCAGCGTCGCGATAATGCATTTCTTGTGCTCATCATCAAAAGCCATGTCACCCTCCCTCGAAATCTAATAGTAATCAGTGAATAATCATGTTGGTAGCGCCGTAGTTCACCAGCACACTCTTATTCTTCGGAGTGCCGATAAGAAGCGCCACGCTATACCTGCCCGCACCTTCATTCGCCTGGAAGATTGCGCTGATCTCGGAGTTCACCTTGGCACCGTCATAGTACCCAGCAATGCCTGAGGTGCCAACCCAGTCCTTAGCGCCCGACGGCTTAGTGAAATACAAGTAGAACTGTGCATTGCCACTCACGGTGGTGTGATTGATGTGGCAGTTCACACTAATGACATCATTTGCATTGAGGTCAATTGACTTTGACATCACCTCATAGGTGTAACCCGGGTTCACGTCACTACTGGACGTGAAGTTCTTGTCATCCGACCCCGCACGCTTCTCAATAAAACGCGTACGCGTCGTGTTGGCGAGGTCACCCGCAGTCTTCGCCTCCGCAATACCGGACGAAAGATTCGCGGTCGTCGTATTCGCCTGGGACGCCGCGGAAAGGGCTGCCTCAGAATTCTGCCTCGACTGGTTCGCCACACTCATCGCATTATTCGCGTTGCTGAGCGCGGATGCCGCGGAGTTGCTCGCCGCGGTAGCCTGGGAAATAGCGGAGTCCGCCGTTGTCTTGGCCTCAGCCGATGCCTTCAGGGCCTTGTCGCTCTTACCTGACGCCGTGGCGACGACGGCGAGCGCGCTCTTGGCGCTCTCCTTCGCCTCGGCCGTGTTGTCTGCGGCCTCGTTGGATGCGGTGAGCGCGCTCGTAGCGTCCCTCGACGCCGCCTTTGACGTGACAATCGCTTCGCCGAGGTGCTCGTCAATCGCGTTCATGGCGCCGTTGAGATCGCCGACGATATTGAAATGATCAGAATTCAGGTAAATAGGAAGGTTGAAGTTCTTGGTGTGATTGGTAGCGGGCATTTTTCCTCCTAATTGTTAGTCGCAGACACAGTTCTGAATGTCGGCGATAGACGCACTGGAAATCTCGTCCAGCGACTTGGTCGCGAGAGACGCGGAACCCTTGAAAGTGGTCTCGTACACATCCATCACAACATTAACGACATGTTTTCGCTGACCGGTCACCGGCGAGTACATCATCTCCCGGGACCAGTAGTCCAGGAAGATCTTCCCCTGAGTCTGCATCTCCAAGATATCCATCGGCAGGGAGTCGATGTCCTCTACCGTCAGACCGGCGCGGGAGAAGTCGGCGGCAAGCAAGCCATTGACCAGCACCCGGTTGTCGAAGTCGAAGAGCATCGACTCAAGCGAGCGCCTCGTGCCGGTGAGCCAGTCGAAGACCTCAACATAATCATGCTGGAGATGCCGGTCGACATACTCCCGCATGCTCTCCTTGAAAAGTGCAAGATCATCGTTGATGTCCGCAACGTACTTGCGGAACTGCTCGACCATCTGCTCCGGCAGGTCACCGTACTGGCCGACCTCGTCCCGCACGTTCTCAAGAAGTTTCGAAATGCGTTCGTTATAGTCGGCGGCGTACGACTCGAGCGATGAGTTCAGCGCATTTCGGAGCCCCTCGTTTACCCATTTCCGCAGTTCCTCGATCACCTGCAGGTAGGTAAATCCGTCACGGTACGTGAAAGGCACCGTCGTGGTGAGCGCATAGTCGTGCGGGACCAGCGAGTACTCTGGCGGATCGAATTTATGTCGCTCAGTAAACTCGGGAATAGACGGAGTAGGCGTCGAAGGATTTCCGACCGGTGATGCTGTCATTACTGCTCCTAATCCCCATAAACATTTCCTGCAACTCGGCAATAACCATAAGATCAATATTCAAAAACGTCTGCCGCCACGCCGCGATAAGCGCCGCTGTATGGCCAGTATACCCCCAGGAATGCGATTCCTGCGACGAAGACGACTCGTTCTTGGAGGCACTCGTCGACGTCGACGTCGAGTCCCCTGCCACGTCATTAACACCCTTCGACGTCGACGACACGTCGGTCGCGGCAGTGGCATAGTCCTTGTTTCCGGCCAGCCTCACTTGCGGCATCTGGGACTGCACGGTGCGCGACGACCCGTCAGAGGTTGATTTCGTCGTACTTTTCTGACCTGTTTTCTGGTCACTGTCGCTGGTGCCGGATGACGCGGATTTCTGGCCTGTCCGGCTGTGGGTGTCCATGGTGGACAGGGGGTCGATTTCTACAAGTTCGCTATTGTAGAGTTTATTATAGTACGGCATGATTTCGTGCATCTTGGTGCTCATCTGCCGGATCCACATGTCTACGGATTCGAGTCCTATTTCATTATAGAAATAGTGGTCGATGATGCGTTCATTGAGGTACTCGCGGTACGCCTCATCAAAAATCGGGTAGTCGTTCAGCCCGATTCCGGTCACCCCGTTCCGCGCAATCACCTCGCGGAGTTCCATCGTAAAATCAGCCATTACTGACACCCCCATTAGGATTCATTGCGGTCATGTCCGTCGACCCTAGAGACTCACCGAAAACAGGTGCGCCCGGGTCGGAGTCATCATCAAGATTCCAGTCCACCGACACGTCAAGCCCGTACATCTTATTGATCTGATCGGCTGCGGCCCGGCGAGCATTGAGGGAGACGGCACGCATTGCCAGCACCTGGCCAGACGACCCGGAAGCCTCCTCAACGACCATTCGCTCACGCTTCTCAGAATTCACGTTCATGATTCCGAGCATTGTCATGCACTCATTCCACGTGCGAGTGAGCGCCTCAGAAACATAGCGCAGAGTCTCCGGAGAAATGCCCGTGTTAAAAGCGGCAATCTTCTGGGCAAGATTCTCGGTGCTCATCATCTCGGTGCCGAAGACCGCAGGCTGACCCTCGATGATTTGCTGGAACATATTGTTAAAAGTCTTGTACTCATTGTTGTTTACAGCAAAAACAAACGGGTGCCGGGCGTGCAGCATATCGATCTCGAACGTGCGCGCAATTGTCGTCAGACGCTCCGCGTAAACCTCAATAACGTCCTGATCCGGAATGCGCATGTAATTCGACCAAATAGGCACGCAATCATTTCCGGCGAGTCGCTTGGAATACACCTGGTTGCCGTACACAGTGAATTCCGTCGGGTTATTGTACATATTAAGTTCGCCCATGCCTGTGGCACGCAGCGCCAGGTAACGACCGAACTCTTGATCAAAATAGAACACGCAGAGGCCGTCCAGCAGAAGCGTCTGCTCAAGATACCGCAAATCAACCGTGTCGGGCATTCCCTGCCAGTTAAAACGGTTCATACACATTTCCGAAATGACGCGGCGATACATTCGCCGAATCACCATCTCACGGTCTTGCGCTGGGTTCTTCAGTACGCGCCCGCCCTCCTGGAAGGGTCGGTAGATAAATTTCTCTACAGGATCATTCATGTCAGTTCACCCAAAGTACCTGTCATAGATAGGATCATTGTCGCCGAAATCAGTGTCACCAATGTAATTAGGGTCGGCCCACACGGTCACGCCCTTCTCGAAGATCCCGCGGATCGACTGCCGGAACCCTTCGGGGCACGAGGGCCCGTAAAGATACGTCTCCTTCATCTGCCAGTACGTAAACTTTTTCATCACCATAAGCGACTCCGGCGGCGTCATGGAAACATTCATTGCGTAACCGTAGCGAAGCCAGAACTCACCGATCCGCATCATCGCACCCTGATCAATAACTTTCTGGCGCCCCACAATCTTCCACCCGTCGGTGACGAGATTGAAGACGTCGCCGCCCATCTGCCCGGACGTCGTGGGTTGGAGCATCTGCGCGTCCTGCGTCTTGGCATTAATCCCGGCGATAGCGTTGGCGTAGTCACCGTTTGCCGCGAACTTGGCCATCTGCAAGTTGGAGTCGGCAAAATATGAGGAGTAGGAGTTATTCATAGCGGTCATAGCGGACCTGTTTTCGTTGACCATGCGCTGGTTCTCCAGAGTGGAGCCGTATTGCATGCCCATATCGAATCCACCCATGAGCGCACTCGCAGCGGCGCCGCCGAGATTGCCGGAAAGCGCCTGGCCCGCAGCGCCCGCAAACGTGTGGACGCCGCCCGAAATGAGCGCGTTTTGCGCGTTGTAATTTGTTCGTTGATCCTCAAAACTATTTTGCATGTTGGTCGCGTCACTCGCCTGCTGGCGAGAGGCCGTCGCCTGGGCGTAGGCCGTAGACGCACCGCGCAGCGCCTTCTGCTGCGACCACTCAGCACTTCGGTGCTGATACGCGATCGAGTTCTTGTTGGACGCCAGGTAATTCAGGTAGGAATTGTTCGTAAGGGCGAATGTCGGAAAATCCGTGAAACCCGTCATCATATCGAAATGCTCTGAGTACAGGTTCGACGTGCCGTCGCCTATACCGCCGTCATTATAACTATTCACGGTGAACATGATCCTCGGCGACGGCGGCACGATATGCGTCCACTGCGTCACCTCAAGATCATCAGCATTAACACTCTCGGGCCTGACGATCACAGGCGTCCCCGTGAATGTGGTTAATTCGAACATCATGTATGGGTACGTGAAGAACTTCCGCAGCCTCCGGTAGCGCTTCGGGATAATATCGCCGTGCCTAAAAGACTTAGCAAGCGTGATCTTATGATTGTTGTCAATCCCCTTCTCGCCGAACCCCTTGGTGATCGGGTAGATGCTCGCGCCCATTCGGGTCACGCGGTGCCCCTTCTCTTTCGGGTCGGGGGACGACGTCTGAGCGGTAGTGATCGGACCGCCCTCAAGAGCCTCAAAATTAATCGTGCCCTTAGGCACGGCGGTGATGCTGATAATGCCCTGGGACACCCACGGCACGTAGGCCAGCGACTTGGCGAGGATGTCGAAGTTCCCGGCTGTCATCGCATAGATGGAGCAACCATTCGGCAGGCCTTCGGCGTGTGAGCCCGATGCGGTGTGCATCTGTGGTGAGTCCTCCGTGCCGAAAGGAAGTTCCAGGTCGACTGTGGAGGCGATAATGACGTCGAAATTTGCGGCGTCTACGGTGCCCTCGTGCCATACGGACGCGATGACCTCCTGCCATATCTTGCCGATGATGTATTCCCCGCCCATATCAAGGCCCTCAGGACACGTGAGGTACTTACGGCCGTAATTCTCCCACGCCTCAGTGGCGGCAATACCGACGTGGCCGCGCTCTACGTAGCAGCGTCCGAAAGCGACGTCATCGCAGTACGTCTGCCACACATCAAGTTGGACGGTAATTTCCGTGGTGTTCGGTGCGACGTAGTTGACGGACGTGATGAAATAGTAGAAATAATGGTCGTCACCTGCCACGCCGCGCCTATTGTGGGCGTACAAATAATTGTAGTGGTTGGCCTGAGAAAACGGCACATCAATACGAATCGGGGCACCCTGAGCGCAATATGTCAGACCCTCGACCGTAAAAGAGTGGCGTTTGCGCGTCAAATAGTTCATGCGGTCAGCGTGACTCTTAAAAGCAACAATATCGCGGTACGTAGAGTCCCAGCGGACGCGCGTGAGCCCCACTTGCGTGCCTGGCGTCCACACTGCGTAGTCGAAATCAAGCCCGAAATCGCCCGGCCGGTGCTCGCCCTCAATCCTCGGCATCTTCCTCTCCTCTCACTGCCGTCGAGCCGGCCATCTCGTCAAGTGACGAGATGGCCGGCTCACCGCTCACGCACGCGGCCAGGTCACCGCAGCCTTGGTGTCGTCCACCGGCACGGTAATGCTGACCGGGTTCTTGGACACGCGCTTGCCCGTCGCCGGGTCGACGTAGCCGAGCGTCACAGCCACCTGGATCGACGCTGCGGTCTCGTCCGCGCCAATAGTCAGCACGCCGGAGTTGTCGCACCGCGTGTGCTGCGACTTTGCGTTCAGAACGTTGAAGAAAAGACCGAACTCAATATTGTCGATGTTCTTGCCCGCAATCTTTGTCTGGACAATGTACTTCCTGCCGGGCTGAGCCTTATTAGTGTCAGACACCGCCTTGGAGTCGGAAACAGTGACAACCTGTGGAACAGTGAGCACGATCTCCGACGGCTTGATTGTCACAACATTGTCCGACTGACCCGTCCAGAAAAGCACCGCCGGAACAAACAATGACGCTGAGATAATCTCCCAGTGGTGCAGGAAGTAATTCGTGTAAAGGCCTGCAGGGTTGATCTGAGACTGATTCTCAAGAAGATTGTCGCAAATGACAAAGAAATCCTTTGTCGTGAGGAGTGCCTGAGCACCGTCAATACCGAAATTCTCCTTCGGAATCTCAACGAAACGCCCCTTCATCTGCGCGTACTCCACATTGAAGGCTGCCGCCCACGCCTCAACGCCGATATTTGCCTTCACCTCAGGCGTGGTGATGACAACCAGATTCTCAGGACGGGCAAAAGTCTCCATCCGAGCAGCGTTATACTGACGCGAAATAAACGTCATATTGCCGGAATATGCTTGCACCATCTTGATGAGCGCCTTGGCGTCAGCCTCGGACGCGCTGAGCGACTGCAGGTCAGCACAGTGCTCGTGCCAGAACCCGCCATTCGCCTGATACTCCGCGAAAAGAGAGCAGATGGTCAGGAACTCATCCCACTGGTCCGACGTCGTCGGCACTGCGAGAATCTGCGAGATATAGGTTTCAAGACCGTTCTCGTCAAGAAACGCGCGGCGCAGAGAGTCCCTGTTGACCGTGATCTTATACATCTCCTGACGATTAACCGTGTGGAACTGAGAGGCAACGTTAGGGCGCTTCTGCGCGAAAAGCGCCTCCTCCATGTAGTCGCGGTCCGCGGAGTACTCGTAAGAGTTAATGAGGCCCGTCTGCACCTCCTCGATCGAGTCGCCGTTCGTCAGCATGCCCCGCTTAAAAGCAGCGAGCGGGTTCTTCCATGAGATATCGCGCGTGTAATAGGTGCCGATTCGGTTCACCAGCGCGTCCGTGAACTCATTCCAGTGCTGCGGAAAGCGCGTCAGCGCCTCAAGAGTCTGCGCGAGATTACCCTTGGTTGTGTCAGGAATGCGGTTCTTATAGTCGAGAGATGCCTTGTTCTTAATGCGCGCAAGCATCTCGTAATTATCGAAGTCGCGGATAGTGCCAAGATTCTTCTTAGGCATTTAACTTTACTCCTTCTCATCCTCGACGCGCTTATCGAAAAACGCGTCGATACTGCCGTCGTCGCCCTCATCGGCGTCATTGTCGCCACTATCGTCGCTATCACTATCACCCTCAGACTCGGCGGGCTTCCCCTGCACCTGAGTGAGCAGATCATAGTTCGCGGCTTTCATCTTGTTCAGCTGGTCCGAGAGGACGTTGTTCGACTCGGTGAGTTCATTAATCTTCGCCTGAGCCGAGGAGAAATTCTCGGAAAGACCGTTGTACTGCGATCGAATATCGTCATAGATAGTGGGCGGCACTACCGCGTCACCCGGATCCTGCAAAAGCCCGACAAGGGCCTCAAAATCCATTTAATTGACCTCCTATAAAGCGGTAGGGTGGATATCGCTTAGCGACTCCACCCTACCATTTTTTCACCGGATTGTCCGCCGTGGTGACAGCCGCTGATCAGGCGATGAAATATGTCTGCTCGGCATCACCCGTAATCGGTGCAGACATACTCTGTCACGCAACGTCGGAGTCCGGAGCCTCGGGAGTTGTGTGCTCGGCGAGCCACTGATCATAACCGTGGGCCTCCGCCCACTCCTTCAGAACGCGGCGCGTGAGACCGGCGCGCGTATCCCTGAAATTCCACTTCACCTCATCCATGAAATCACTGAGTGACTTCGGGATGCGTGCAGTGATGTTCTCGAAATCATCAACCTTCTTGGCCATTTTTATTCTCCACCTTCTTGAAATTAAATGTTGTCTCTGTCAAGACGACTCCTCCCCGGACCCGCCTAGGTATCAGTTTACCGTGCCAAAGGTTGTCGTGCAACAGGTCCTCCGGAAAAACCTTCGCAGCCACGTCGCGCGGCAGACCAGCAATATGCGTAACAGGACAGCCATCGATCGTCTCCGAGTACTGCTTCGCCCGCACAAAAACCGCTTCAGTAAAATCTGCCTCATGCTTCCAGGCGCCAAGTTTTGTGGGGTGCACCTCGACGTCAATAAGCGGCTCGTGGCCCAGCACGTGAAGCGAGTCGGTATCGGCGTAGAGGAATCTGCTGTAATTCTTTTGCGCCGTACGCACGGTATAGTCACGTGCCCATGCTGTTACGAAAACGCTCAGCGGTGTGTAGACGGGGTCACATGACTCGTACTCGTTCAGTGCGAGATTCACGTGGTCTCCGTCGAGCACGGGGTGTTTTCCCGTTACGTTCGTGTTCTTAGCGAATTTGCCGTACAAAGAATTGAGAAATAGTTTAGCAATAGTACGCCGTCCGCCCGTAGAGACGGTTTTCACGCCCATCCACTTATCAATGTAATCGCTGATCATCCCCGTGCGCGAGTCATACCAAAATCCGCCCTGCCACTCGACGTCCGTAATATCGTAAAAATCATTCCACATAGTCCAGTCAACCGACGTCACAGTAGTTGTCACGGGCTCGTCCACCTCTGTCAGGTACTCAGTACCGGAGAGGATAACGTTCTTCTTGATCTGCATGCACGGGATGTGATCCGGCCGCAATGACGCGCGAAACGTCACCACTCCCGTCCACAGAACGCCCTCAGGCGGCGCCGCCGAAAACGCGTGCGGCTGACCGTGGGGGAGGGGTCGATCGTGCATGACGTACGGGTACAGTGAATTCACGTCATAAACACTGCCCTCGCCCACAAGACTGCCTGCGTGACGCCTGTCAGCATAAGTAAAACCGCCCTTATACGCCGCCCTGATCTCCTCATCCATGTCAGGCGAGAGCAAGGGAAACGCTTTCCGAAAACACTTCTCACCGCCAACGAGTGACTTGTACTCCGCCAGCGAGTCCGACCCGACCGTCAGCCGAGTCATCCCCTCCGCCAGCGTCTCACGCAGCGCCCTCGCCACGATCACCACATCGCGGCGCAGATAGTCCCATTCCTCCGCCGTCGGCTCGTACCCCGCTGGCCGATGCGCCTTATAGTCGATCTCCCCCTTGCACTCGGGCTGATGAAAAGCCTGCGCCAGGTCCGCGACTCGCATAGGTAGTTTCTTGTACGAGTCACGAAACTCCGTGACAACTCCACCTAGATTGATTGTAATGGAGTAAACCTTTCCCCTTCTGTCAATGAGCGTCGTAAACTCATTCTCCTGAGGGTTCTTCTTCACCCACCTGATACTGTGCCTGAGCGCGTAATCCATAATGAAAACACCATCAAACCCGAGATTGTGAAAATAGGTCACAGACGCGTGCACCCGACAGTACTCCATGAAGCCCTCGATATCGGTCCCGCGCACATAGTCAGACTCATTACCCACATTCACGCTCGCCCACGCCCACACGCGACAATCCTCAGGGTCGGTCGTCGTCTCGAAGTCAGCGCTTCTTATTACGCTGGTTCCGCGCCCGCGTCCGCATCCCCTTCCTGTACGCCTTCTGCCGCTTCTCCCGCTGCCGCTTCTCTGCGAGTTCCGGCGTCGGCTTGAATTCAGCATTTGCGGCTTCCTCGTACATCTGCATTACAGTGTTGTAATGATGATCCATTGAGTCGATGATGGCCTGATCGAATTGCGGAGAAGATGACTCATAACCCGGCTCCTGCGCCTTCATCGCAAAATACATCTCACTCAGCGTGTCAGCGAATTTTGATGACGACGTCCATAAGAACCACAGCCTCTCATCATCGAGAGTCAGAATCTTCTTCATATCGTCCATGCCGTCGACAACATCAATAATGTCAGAGATGTTGGACCGAGCCGTGTCCACCAATTTCTTCCTGCCCGCAGTCGAGTGATACGAAAGCATTCTCTCTCCCGCAGCGATAGCGCCCCTGTCGTCCTGATACCTGGTCGGCACCGGCAGCGCCTTCGGTGTGTACGTGGGCGCCGTGCCCGACGATAGGTACGCTCTACGGGGCCTGAAATCGTGGTCGTAGTCCTGCACGGTGATATCGCCCATGCCCGGAACAGGCGTGCCACCAATCTCCTCATGCTCCTTCGTATTCCACTCATTATGAGTCTTGTACCCGTAATAGGCGCGCGCCATCGCCTGCCTACTGATAATGTCACCCTTCCGGGCCCCACGATAGTAACCAACGACATTACTGTTGAAATTCTCAAGCCGCTCAATATGCTTTTCTAGCTGACGGGTCGTCATCCGGTCAATATTGCTCTTACGTGGATCGTACTTAGTGCCTGAGATATCCACTCCGTACTGGCCGTTATCAAGGTCCCACCTACTGCCGCGCGGATGATAGGTACCCGCCTTAATCTTACCGATCTTCCTGCTAGCTTTTCTCTGTAGCGCGTGCGCCCTCGCACGCAAATCCTGTAGCGACATAATAAAATTACCTCTCCTGCCCCTCCATAGGGGCAGGAGAGGCAATTTCCCCTTACGCGCAGATCCCTTATAGCGCCCGTCTAGCCTATCACGCCAGGGAAAGCGTCAGGTAGCGGTACATGGCATTCCGGCGCGTCGCCTTCTCCTCCACCACCACCTTGAGCGGGGCCTCCCACGTCGACGGGTGGCCGAAAATGCCAATGATGTTCCGGACCGCCGAGAAAATCCCGTTCGACGTCGCCGAGTACGCATCACCCGACGTGGTGATCAGAGACGTCCTGGGCTGCTCCACGACGTCGCCGTCCTCTGTCTCCACCTCGACTCGCTGCACGATGATGTCCTTGATGGTCAGAATCTCACCGAGGGCGTCGCGCAGGGGCGTGGCGTCGTTCAGGGCCTTGTAGACGGCCGCCTTGCCCTCCATGGTGTCAGCGTCCACAGTGGAGAAGATACCGGTCTCGGCGATCTGGGTGGCGATGTTGGTACGGGTGGTGATATCAGTAGACATTATTCTTTCTCTTTCTTGTTGATATTGATATTGGTCAGAAAAGCGGGTCGGTAAGGGCGAGGGCCTCGACAACCGCATCCGGGACGACATGCGTGCCCGGAGTCTCATTGGCGACAGACATGACGAGAGCAATCATAGAAGTCACATTGCTCTGAGTGAATGCCATCGCATTTCGGGTGCACGTAGCGAAGACGGTAAATGCGTCGATGTACTGAGCGATCGTCGTACCGTCAACCTCGTACACCCTGATTGCTGCGGTAGAGCCGTCGATAATGCACTGTGCGGTTCTCTGGTCGTCCACGGTCACCCTGACGGTCATGGAGTCACCGTTAGGGTCACGCAGGACCACGCTGAAAATGTCGCCGGGTTTCAGTTCCTTAGTCATACTCGAATTTCACCTCTCCGTAGTTAGCCATCTCGTATGTCATCTTAATGAGTGTCAGAACATGTTCCATTGACAACTCATCTGCGTAAGCAATGATCGTAGCGCTGTATGCACGCACACTCATGAAAAAGTATTCGACGTGCCAATAATTGTCCTCCAACCAAATTGTGATCTCCTCATATCCGTCAAAAGTGATGGAGCAGGTGTTGTTGTCAAAAAGTGTGAGTACGCACTCCCTCTGCTCGCTATTAATCCATGGGTTGAGAATACGCTCACTCTTGATCGCCAAGACCCATCATCTCCAAACAGTGAACAAAAATATCCTTAAAAGTCTGAGACGAATGTGCTACCCCTTCCACGCGAAACTTCCCGAACGACGCCCTGAAAGTCGTACCTGAATAGTGCTTCGCCCTGAAAACCAAATGATATTTCCCGATGTTAGCGGTGTAATAAGAGAAATTCCCCGACGCTGAGATATTCAGATCATAGATGTAGTCGCCGACCGTGACCTCCTGCTTCATCAGACATCCTCCGCACAAACCTCAAAATCGAACTTAATGCGCTGACCCGTCACGAAAAAGAATGCGGACTCAAGAATCATAGCCACCTCGCTCACGGTCTCGGGACGCAAGGTCCTCACCGTCACATCATCGCGATAAGTCGGCACGTATGACATTGACAGGCAGTGCTCCACATTATGCTGCCGCACATCAAGAAACGTCTCCCCTCGCATGATCGAGGCATCGAACCCGTCATCACGAAGACTGACAACAGCACATGCGCGATTCTTCGTGTCGATCAGTTTAATGTCACTCATCACTCATCCTCCTCAAGATGTGCGTGCTCACCGGTAAGAAACAGAATGACAGCCTCCAGCACAGTCGCAACCACGTCAACGTGAGTGGCCTTCGGATGCCAGGCAACAATCATCCTCCTACTGGGGTCGTAATAGATCCTGTAGACATCGTCCTTTGAAATAGAGATGGTGAAATGCATGTCGAACGGAAGATGAACGCTGAAAATCATCTCATAACGCGTCGCCTGACGGCCAGTGGCCGTAATGTGATTAACGTGATCGTAGAACTTCATTGCAACTCCTGAGAGAGGTAGTTGTTCAATGCTTCGAGATTCTTGAATGAAATGCCCTTACCCTCTGTAAACACCTTAATGTTCTCCGGCGTAATCTCGATGAACTTGCCCGGGACATGAACCGAAATCGTGATCGACGACCTGAACTGACTGAGTAGGCACATCAAATATCGCATCTGCACCGTGAACCCGCTGAGCATTCATAACCCCCATGTAAAGACCAATATTGAAAAGAACGTACAGGACGACAATGACCGTCATGATAGACATGAAAATGAACATCAGAATGTCGCCAATGCTCCATCGCATCAGAAACCAACCTCCCTCTGAACACGGCGCTCGATCTGCACCATCTCAACGATCTGCCTATGAGTCACCGCATGCTTCCTGTCATCAATGACGTAGAAAACATCATTAATCCTCCCGATCCACTTGTCCGTAGCAGGCAAGTACCAGTCACCCGCCGTCCTGAAGGGCTCCAACTCCCTCAGCGCTGTCCCCCTGTCCATAACTCTCCTCCCCGCGACCTCCCTGATCGCTTGATACAAGAGTACGCGAGTTTCACGTGAAA